GCTCCCTAAAGGGGGGAAGAATTTAAAACAATAATGGGATTATAAGAGGATAAGACTATGGCTAACGGACTACCAATGATGAATGGAATGGCAGCAGGACCACCCGTAGGAAACCCAATGGGTGGAGATGAGGTTTCCCAACTGCTTGCTCTACGAGAACAGATTGATGCGAGACTTGCGGAACTCATGGGAGGACAACCTATGTCTGCTATGGAGGCCACTAGCCCCTCGGCTGCTATGTCTCCCTCAGAGACTATGTCTCCCTCAGTTCCTATGGCTGCGCCAGCAGGACTGCTAGGGGGAGGAGCATACTGATGAGAACTGAGAAGCAAGAGGCTTTTATAGAAGCCTATTGTTTAACAGGAAACGCTGCGAAAGCAGCAGTGATGGCAGGCTACTCTGAGAAAGCCTCCAAACAAAAGGGTTGGACGCTTAAAAAACAATTTTCTGAAGAGATAGCTGAGAAAACTAGGGAAATGATGTTAGACGGAATACCCGGTGTACTGGCTAAACTCAATGAATTGATAAATGAGGCAACCTCTGAAGCTGTTAAATTGGGAGCAATTAAAGACTTCCTTGACAGAGCAGGGTTAAAGCCTGTCGATAAAGTGGAGCAGAAAGTCTCCCATGTCGAGAGCGCATCCCTTGATGAGCTGAGGAGAGAACTTGAGGCTTTAACCGGATCTTCAGAACCTGAGGAATTGCCATCAAGGTTAAACTAGATAATGGCTCATTCGATTCTTGGGGATGATAAGGATAGGGATAACCTATTTGATTTTAATGTAGGACAATTTATCCATGATTACCCCGGTCGAGTTGTAGATGAGGTAAAATCGGCCCTTAATCAGATTGAAACTGAACGTCAGGTTGCCACTATGCCTGGTCCGGGTACTCTTAGGTTGGCTACCGCCCCGTTTGCCCCAGCCTTACAAACACTTTATAGTCAAGCTGGAAATGTCTTGGCTCCGTTTGTCAATCGTCATAACCAATCAATTGTGGATGCTCAGAGACAGTTTGAGGGACGATTTGGATTACCTACAATAGAGCACACAAGAGAGCACGAACCTATAACGGGAGAACAGCTTGCAGCTCCTATCGCAGCAGCGGGATCACTCCTAAGAGGGAAGTTCCCAACTTGGTTTTCTCCAGCAAGAAGGGCTGTAAATACAGCACCCCAACAAAGAGGCAATCTAGATTATTGGTTAGGACGCTTAAAACAACAGAAAGGCGCTGTATCAGAAGCTAAAGATTTAGGCTTATTATCAACCCAAGGGGAAGCCACTGAGTCCTTATTGAGTGCTGCCTCAGGAACCCTGACCAAAGAAGAGGCTCTCAATTTCATAGAGCCGATTGAATTGGAAGAGACTGTGTTAGGGCGTTCTCCTCGTGTACCTGATGAATTAAATCGCCTTCCTGAAGTCCTTTTCTCCAGAGAGGGTTTTGTGCCAGAGGGTCCAGATGATACCAAATATGCTGATGATGACACCTTAAATCTCCCAGGCGGAGAAAACCCGCAGGAGATTTTGATTCAGCTGCCTACAAATGATCGTGTGGATGAAGCCCAAATGATCGTTGATGCTATGGGAGAGAGTCATGAGGCAGGTGTGCAGATGGAAGATTTGTTTGGAATATCCTATGCTGAAGCATTGAAGGTGTTATCCGAGTCAGAAATTCCATCTTATACAAATCAGTATACCGGAGGCCATTGGGATGAACCCAACGTCTTAGTCTCATTGCGGTTGAATGAACGTATTGTTGACGGTAAGAAGACGTTGCACATCGAAGAAATCCAATCGGATTGGCATCAACAGGGGCAGAAGCGGGGTTATCGCGATTCAACTAAACCATCGTCGTATTCCGATAGGGATTTATCCGAAGCTAAAGAATATTTCGGGATAACTGATGAAACTTGGGCTGAGATAAGTCAACGTCAACGCGAGTCCTATGTCGATGAGTTTTTACAAGAAGGGCAGTTGTTGAGCCGTGTACCAGACGCACCCTACAAAAAGACCTGGCACGAACTCGGATGGAAACGAGCTTTCTTGGAAGCCTTACGTGATCCATCAATAGAACAATTAACGTGGACAACAGGGGATGTTCAAGCGGATCGTTATGACCTAGCTAAACATATAGATAAGATTCGTGTTCAAACCCTAAGGGTTGCTAATATTGAAAACTTAGGTAATGGTAAATTTTTGGTTACTAATGCAAGCGGCATACGAAGCCTGTTCAATACACTTGAAGAGGCTCAAGAAGACGTTAGACAATCTAGAAAGAATATGGGCAATACGGTAAGCCTAAGGATTTGGGGAAAGGGGGATGACGAAGCCTCTGATAAAACTGTTAGATTAAATGATTTACCGAGACATGTGGGTAAAGAATTAGCCGATAAAATATATAGTGATCTTGATTGGTCTTCTGGTGGAATTTCTGAACAAAGTTATGAGGGGCTAGATTTACAAATCGGGGGCGAATTCCACAAACAACTCTACGACCAGAAAATCACGAAGTTTTCTGAAAGGTTTTTGAAACCGTTTGGTGTTGAGCCGCAGCGGATACAAGGAAAGAAGTATTGGGAAATCTTTGATATTCAGACAGGAAAGTTTGTGAACTTCTTCGATACTGAGGAAGAGGCAAAACGCCATGTCGAATGGGTTAATGAGGCTACTCCAGGTTATCCAAAGGACTATCGTTCTCGTATTAAAAACAATGAAGACCTCTGGAAAATCAACATCACACCCGAAATGAGAGAAACCTATGAAGGCGGTGTACCCCTAGCCGTTCGAGAAGACGAGAGGGGACTTTTGGGGAGATATGCTTAAATGCCAATTCAACGCTGTACACTAAAAGGTGGTAAGAAGGGATGGAAATACGGAGAATCAGGGAAATGCTATGCAACTAAGTCAGGTGCAGAACGTCAAGCCAAAGCAATCCACGCAAGCGGCTACAAGAAGGGATCTGGCAAAAGCAGTAGAAATCGCTAGGGAGATAAGAACCCGTGAACGCTTCAACAAGCTCGATTTCTATGACCCCTATCCCTACCAGCTAAACTTCCATAAAACAAGCTCAGAGGCCAACCAGAGGCTTCTGATGGCGGCTAACCGCATAGGAAAGAGTTATTGTGGGGCTGCTGAACTGGCTTACCACACAACTGGATTATATCCATCTTGGTGGCAAGGAAGAAGATATCGACAGCCAATCATCGCGTGGGCTGGAGGTGTCTCAAATGAAACGACACGCGACATCGTTCAATACGAACTATTGGGTTCCCCCGATGACCCGGAAGCCTTTGGGTCCGGTGCTATACCGAGAAATCTAATAATAAAGACCGAGAGGAAGCCTGGGGTTCCAAACGCAAAGAGCGTAGCTCTAATTAAACACGTTTCCGGTGGGAACTCCTCTTTATTTTTCAAAGCCTATGAGATGGGCCAGGAGAAGTGGCAGGGGCGTAGTGTAGATTGTATCTGGCTAGACGAAGAGCCTAGCAGAGAAATATACTCTCAAGCAGTTACTCGAACATTAGACCGTAAGGGTATGGTTTATATGACTTTTACCCCAGAGCAAGGGATGACAGAAACGGTCGCATCCTTTATGAACAACCTCCAATCAGGGCAGTCTCTAACTAACGCGACTTGGGATGATGCCTCAGAGAGAATCTTCTCTCAGAATGGAGAAAGAGGCCACCTCTCAGAGGGTGTGATGGAGCAGATTCTTTCCTCATATTCCCCGCACGAACGGGAAATGAGAAAGAACGGAAGACCTTCTATTGGTTCAGGATTGGTTTTTCCTCTAGGGGAGGAGAAAGTGATGGTTGATCCTATAGAAATAGAACCTCACTGGCCCAGAATAGCTGCCATAGACTTTGGTTATGACCATCCCACAGCAGTAGTTTGGTGCGCTATGGATCGAGACAGCGAAACATTTTACGTGTATGATTGCTATAGAGCCTCAAAAGCAAGCCCATCTGTACACGCAGGGGTAATAAAAGGCAGACCACATTTTATTCCTATAGTGTATCCACATGATGGAAATAGAAGGGATAGCATGGGTAATCCAGGTTTAGCCGATCAGTATAGAAATCTTGGCTGTAACTTTAGACTGGAACACTTCACTAACCCCCCAGCTCTTGGAAGCAATAAAGGTTCTAACTCCATCGAGGAAGGCTTAATGGCTATGCTGCAATCCGTGGAAGCAGGAAAATTCAAGGTATTCTCAACTCTATCAGACTGGTTTGAAGAGTTCAGAATGTATCACAGGAAAGATAATAAGGTGGTTCCTCTTAGAGACGACCTCATGTCAGCAACAAGATATGCCTTTCAATCTCAACGATTCGCCGTAGCCGGGGAAGACCCAACATGGACTCAGGATGTTGAATACAGAAATTATGGAATTATTTAATGGCTAGTGAAAAAATTACTGAAGAAGAATTAGTAACCAGAATTCGCGGAGAGATCACTTCTGCGCTTGGATATATGGGAGATACGATATCTACCCAGAGAGAACAAGCTATGAAATACTATTATGGTCTACCCTTTGGTAATGAAGTTTCAGGAAGATCACAATTTGTAGACACCACAGTTCAGGATACCATTGAATGGATTAAGCCCTCCTTGATGAGAGTATTTGCCTCCGGGGATGAAATGGTAAAATTTAATCCACATGGTCCTGAAGATGTTGCAATGGCTGCACAAGCTACGGACTATGTAAATTATGTTTTCACAAAAGATAACCCTGGTTGGGAAATTTTGTATTCGTGGTTTACTGATGCTCTTTTAAGCAAGAATGGTATAGTCAAAGTATGGTGGGATGAGTATGAGGAAGACCAGAGAGAGGAGTACAATAATTTAGAAGAAATTGAGTTTGCTGTACTTATAAATGATGATTCTATAGAAGTCATAGAGCACACAGAGTATGAAATTGCAGGAACACTCAGACACGATGCGGTAATAAAGCGCAGCTCCTATAATGGGAAAATACGAATAGAGAATGTCCCTCCATCTGAGTTTCTGATAAGCAGGGAATCGAAGAATATCCAGGACGCAAGGTTTGTTTGTCACAGGGTAATGAAGACTCTTTCTGAGTTGAGGGAGATGTATCCAGACGAAGACCTCGATCCTGGGGAACTTGGTGGAGGCGACAATGATATGACCGAGTTCTCTGCCGAGAGACTTGAGCGTTATCAATTCGATAAATCCGCTACATACTGGGAAGGCATGGGTGGCGGCGATGATTATGGAGAGGAAGGCTTGCGAACCTACTGGTTACATGAGTCCTTTCTACAGACAGATTTTGACGGGGATGGTATTACAGAGCTAAGGAAAGTTTGCACAGTAGGATCTAAGGTTTTAGCAAATGATGCTATAGACTCAATTCCGTTTGTCTCTATTACACCAATAAAGATTCCACATAAGTTCTTTGGAATGTCGGTTGCTGATCTTGTTATGGATTTACAATTGATGAAGAGTACGCTGATGCGTAACCTCATGGATAATATGTACAACCAGAACTTTGGGCGTTTCGCCGTTTTGGAGGGACAGGCCAACCTAGATGACCTCCTGACTCAAAGGCCGGGTGGCGTAGTCAGGGTGAAATCCCCCAACGCTGTAATGCCCCTCGCTACCCCTGCCCTACAACCTTACTCCTTCCAGATGCTAGAGTACCTGGACAGTGTGAGGGAGTCTAGGGCTGGTGTATCTAGGATGTCTCAGGGATTGAATGAAAATGCCCTGACATCACACACTACGGCTACCGCTGTTAATGCTGTAATGGGTGCTGCTAATAGTCGTGTTGAATTGATAGCCAGAAACTTTGCAGAAACTGGTGTAAAAGATTTAATGATAAGAATATATGAACTTCTTATTAAGAACCAAGATAAAGAAAGAGTGGTAAAGTTACGAAACGAGTGGGTTCCAGTGCGACCTGACACATGGAACGACAAGTATGATTGTACTGTCTCCGTGGCTTTAGGACACGGAAGCAAGGATCAGCAGATGATGCACCTTTCTCAAATGATACAGTTTGCAGCAGAAGCAATGCAAGGAGGTTTAAGTATCGTCAGTGAACAGAATATCTATAATCTGGGGGCAGCCTTGGTGAAGGCTATGGGCTTCCAGAATGTAAATGATTTTCTTACTGATCCCTCAAAGGTTCCTCCTCAACAGAATCAGCCTACACCCAAGGAACAGGCTGATTTGATGGAGGCAGAAGTAAAGAAACAGGAATTAGAAATAAAGGCCGCAGAGGTTCAAATCAAGGCTCAGAAGATTCAACAGGAATACCAGAAGTTAGCGGTAGACTCACAGTTGAAAGCACAAGAGTTAAACCTTGAAAGAGAACAGAACAGGGCCGTAGCAATAGGAGACACATGAGCGATTTTCTAAATGATGAACGAGCTAGAAAAGCAAACAATTTATTACAAAACGAATTATTTATAGAATCATTTAATGTATTAAAAGAAGATTTAATGAATCGTTGGAACAACAGCGGTTCGGCAGAATCGGAATCCAGAGAGTCAATCTGGTTAGCGATGAGACTGCTTGATAGAATTGAAAGTCATATAAAGTCCATAGTTGAAACGGGGCATATGACTGAGGTACTTGAAAAGCAACACCCATTCATCTAATTAAGGAGTAACAATTATGGCGGATACGCAACAAGCCCCGCAAACACCGGCTGGATTACAGCCAATTCCCGCGCCAGGTGGAAGTGTTACCGAAGCGCAAGAGGCATTACTCAGTCTACTGGACTCTGAAGAGGAAACCCCAGAGATAGAGGAAGCCCAACCCACTGAAGTTGAAGAATCTAAACCCGAAGAGGAAGATGAATCATTGGAAGATGGGGCCGAAGAGGAAGAAGAGTCCGAAGAGGATGAAGAAGAATCTGAGGAAACCGACGAAGAAGACGAAGAGGCACTTTATGCTGTTACCGTAAATGGTAAGGAACACGAAGTAAGCCTTGATGAGCTTCTGAACGGCTATAGCCGACAGTCGGATTATACCCGAAAGACGCAAGAACTTTCATCTGAAAAGAAAGAAATGGAGGAGTTGCATAAAGCATACACTTCCGAAATTCAGCAGATACAAGCCGAGCGTCAGCAGTATATGGAAAACCTACAGCAGATACTTGAAAGTTCTGCTGGGGAAATGGAAAAATTTACTAATGTGGATTGGGCATCTCTAAAAGAATCCGACCCCATAGAGTATATTACTAAGAGAGAAGAGTTAAGGGAAGCTCAAGAGAAGGTTCAAACCTTCAAGAACCAACAGGAACTTGTAAGGCAGAAACAATCTCAAGACGCTGAAGCGATGCGTAAAACCATTATGACGGAAGAACACGGGAAATTAGTTTCCGCCCTTCCTGACTGGGGTGATCCTGATAAACAAAAAAAGATTGCTTCTGATATTAAATCCTACGGTTTAACCCAGGGATTTACTCAAGAAGAACTTGGTTCTCTTATAGACCACCGTTCTGTTCTTGTTTTAATAAAGGCTTCAAAGTATGATGCGATACAGTCATCGGACGTTAAATCTAAGAAACTAAAGAACAAGCCCAAGGTTATCCGCTCAGGGAAGGGGAGGTCTTCTTCCCAAGCTGAAAAAGGAAAACGTACTGCACAAATGAAACGTCTTCGGGGTACAGGACACATTGATGATGCGTCTGCACTCCTGGAGGATTTTATAGACATTTAACTAAGGAGGGAAAACGCTATGGGCGTTCCTACGAATACTAGGGAAACCTATGGTGCTATAGGCATCAGGGAAGACCTTAGTAACATTATATATAATATCAGTCCAATGGACACACCCTTTCTTAACGGGTGTGGACGTGGAACCGCTGATAATACTCTGTTTGAGTGGCAGACAGATTCATTAAAGGCAGCCGCCAGTAACACGCAGATTGAGGGTAACGACTATACTTCAACTGCTGAGACTGAGCCACGCCGTCTGACTAACTACACCCAGATTTCCGCAACACAAGTCCAGAGTTCTGGAACGGCTGAAGCGGTAGATTTTGCAGGAAGAAAATCTACGCAAGCCTACCAGCTCGCTAAGAGGGCAAAGGAAATGAAGCGCGACATGGAGTTAATGTTGCTTGAGGGTACGGTTAAGGCTGCTGGTTCTTCTGGCTCTGCTAGAAACACCGCTTGTTTTTCAACTTGGATCGGTACGACCGCGGTTGGAACGTCAAATGTTGTTGCCGCCTCTACTGGCGGTGGTTTGACCAACAATGGTGCGGCCACTGCTGGCCCAGATGGTACTACAGAGGCAGGCACGGGTGGTGCTGATACAGCCATTACGATTGCCTTAGTCAACAATGTAGCTGCACGTATCTGGAATTTGGGTGGATCACCCGATACTATTTTGTGTGATAGCACAGTAAAGGGTACTATCAGTTCATCTACTGTTGGTGGTGCTGTGGTTGCTGCACCCAGAAAGGATATTGGTTCTAAAGACAATATCACTGCCGTAAATGCTGTTGATGTTCTTGTTACGGACTTTGGTACGTTTAAGGTTGTGCCTGATAGGTTTATTCCGACAACTCAGGTTGACTTTATAGACTTTGACCTTTGGTCGGTTGATTATTTACGTCCATTCCGCACAGAAACTCTTGCCAAGTCTGGTGATAGTGTGAAACAGCTTTTGATTGCTGAGTACGGTTTGCGAGCTAAGAATGGCAACGGAAGTGGCCAGTTGAAGAGCGCAATTTAATTAGTATTGGTATAGCCCCCTCCGGGGGGCTTAACCTTACAGGAGAAACAAGATGGCAAATATTGGACAACCACCAAGCAAGGGAAGCGCAACAGCTATTGGCCCTGATATGAATCCTCCCCCTTATGCAGAGGGAGAACCCAAACTTAAAAAGTATGGGCCGGGAGTTGATGGTGCTTTAGGTCATACGGATCATAACGGATCTATAGACAACGTTATAAGCACTCAGGTTTCAAAGGTTGGGAAGGTTTATGGCTGGTAAGAAATCTAAAAAAAAGGCTCCTGTTAAGCCTGAAACTAAAGTAAATTCAACTTCAACATTTGAGACAAAGCTCTCTGATACGGTTAAGCGTATGGGTGAAATTGTAAAGGGCAACGATCAGAGGCATCATTTAAAATGAATAAACCAGTAGAACCTAATATGTTACATACTACTTTTCATTCAAGTGCGGATGAAAAAGAGTTTACTGTAAACACATATCAGGACGCAGAGCCAGTTCTGGAGGAGAATAAGAAAGCCTATAATAATTACGGCGATTTATTAACCCCCGGAAAAGCTGGTGAAGGTGTAAGGGTCGCCTCTATACCTCTTAATGTATGGACTCAGTGGATGAAGGAAACGAATGGGGCAATAGAGAAAGATCATAACCTTATGAAGAAGTATCTAAACGACCCCGATAATAGATATTTTAGAACAACCCCAACAAGGATATAATTATGTGGCTATATACATTCGGCGTCGCAGGACGCGCACAAACTGACACAGCAAACGGATACAGAATCTTAAACCAAAAAATATTCTATTCAGCCCGTAACGTCTAATGGCTATTGGGACGTATGCGGAGTTAAAAACCGCTGTAGCAAATTGGTTAGACAGGGACGACCTAACAGACAGGATACCAGAGTTCATTGCTCTGGCGGAAGCAAGACTTAACAGGGTCTTGCGCTTACGATCTATGGAGGCTAAGTATACTGCAAATACTGTGGCAGCCCAGAGGAATCTAGCATTACCTACTGGCTATATACAGATGCGTAATTTTCAGGTAAATAGTAGCCCTCTAACAACACTATCTTATGTAACACCAGAAATCTACGATAGGCTGTGGGGTGGAAGCACTAGTGGTACCCCTAAGTTCTACACTATACTTGCGAATGAGATTTCATTTGGACCTACCCCAGCTACTGTTATGGAAGTAGAAATGTTATTCTACAAGAAATTTGACAACTTGAGTTCCTCAACAACAACTAACTGGTTGATAATAAATGCTCCAGATATCTATCTTTATGGTAGTATGCTGGAGGCCGAACCATTCATAATGAATGATGAGAGGGTTCCTCTCTGGGCGCAAGCCCTTCAACAGGGCATTACTGATCTACAGGAACAGGACAATAAGGATCGTCACTCAGGCTCTGCCTTGCGGGTGATGAATACGAGTGGCTACTATTGACCGCTCCCATCACATGGGCGCAAGCCACCTCTCCTATTCTG